CAGGTCAGCATCAAGGCGAGGAGGGCAATTCTCACCACGCTGAGAATAGTATTGGGGACCATATTCTTGTGCTTTCCAACCGTGCGTGGGATCAATACTAAAGCGATCCTCAGTCCAGGCACAAGACATATCACCACCATCAATCAGTTCGGCAGCGAGTTCCCTGCTATTGTAGTGGGTCTTCAGGATGCGACCCAACCATTCGGGATAAGAATCCCAGTGATGATAGCTGCTCAGAACGCTTCCATCAGAAAGTTCAATTCCGATTCTTCCACGAGTTGCCATTGGGGGCGTTTGTTGATTACCTTGTTAGTATAGGGCATCCAGCAGGGGATTGGGAGGGTCTTGTGCCACTTCGTCAACTGGCACAGCGGACTCAATTCTTTCTTTTGCGGTGACAAAGTATTTCTCTTCTCGCTCAATACCAATAAAGTTTCGATTCAAATTGATAGCAGCAATTCCTGTAGTCCCAGACCCCATACAAGGATCCAGAACCGTGTCACCTTCATTTGAATAGGTGCGAATCAAATACTCATAGAGAGCAACTGGTTTTTGTGTGGGGTGCAATTTACCCTCATCTTCTGCTGTCTTGAAATATAAAACGCTACGGGGATAACGAGTTCCTTCATCATTTTTGACGTGAACTGCTTTGGTCTGTTTACCATACTGTTCTGCATCACGAACTGCTGTTCCCTTATCATAAGGTTTACCAGCAGTCATTTGAGGATTGTATGTTGGTTGTTTATTGTAAAATACTACAATGTCCTCGTGCGCTCTCATTGGTTGCTTCTTTGCGTTCAGATAACCAGTTGCTTTGGATTTCTCCCACACAAGACAATACTTGAACCAGGAATAGTTTGTTGAAATAAGAACAGAGGTAAATGGTTGTGCTGCTGTCGAAATAATGGCAGCATTTGGTTTACAAATTACCTTCACGTGCTCCCAAAACTTATCATAGTCAATAATACGATCCCATTCATTGCGGGACTTGTTTAGAGTACCGTAAGGAAAGTCTGTGAGCAAAAGATCGACGCTCTGGGGAGGAAGATTCCCCAGAACATCGAACATATCATCATTGAATAATTGCATTGAGTTTATCGACAATTTTATCTACTTCATTATATTTTACATCAAAATCTGTGTTTATGATAGTCTCAAGAATTCCATCTACAGATTTACGCTCTCTATCGATCATAGTAATGATTTCAATATCTTGACCAGACTTTTTTACCCATTTGTCAACTCGATCATATTTTTTACCAAAGGCACTCCTACCTTGAAAGAGAAATCCAACAATACCTGGATGAGATTCACAAATACATCCCAATTCGCCAATTGCTCCCCTAAGAGTATTAATCGTAAAATAATCTTTACATTCAATAACAGCTATCAATTTACCATCATAGTAAACGCTGATGTCAGATTTCAAATAATCAAAAAATTCACCTTCATAGTAAATTTCGTGTGCTTTCTCAAGCACAACAGTAAATCCTACTGCCTCTAGTGCTGCTTTCAAAGCATATTTCCAAAGATTACCAGTTCCATTTCTTTTTGATTCTGGAGGCCTGGTATCTTCCTGAAGATCTTTTTTACGAGAAAGAAATTCTTTTTTAAATCCTTTTGCTGCTGGACCTTTTGCTGCTGGAGAAGTCATAATAATAATTTTTACTCACATATTATAATGGGTTCCCAGACTCTGAGAACCCAATGTGTACCAGTTTGTCAACTGTCCTCAATCGTCGTAAACTCTACATTCAAGAGCATCAGGGTGTGTATCACAATATAGTTCCAATGGAGTTGGATCGTGTGAATCTTCAGGATGTCTTTCTTTATAAGATTCAAGTGCTTCTAACTCTTCGGCAGTGTGGCGACGAGTCTGTGGTGATATTGTAGGATCGTCAAGTATTTTTTTGTCTTTTTCGATGTGTTGATCGATATGGTCCATTTTGTTACATTAAAGATAATATATTTATCCCCCGCGTTCTTGTAGAGACCTTACCATAAGATCACTAAAACGTTCCATTTTTTCAAAATGAACTGATGCGGGGTCTTCGTTGAGTGCTTTCTTCAGGGCAACTAGTTCTTCCCATTCCTCGGTAGATAGTGCACCTGTGACTGTTTTGGTAAGGGTCATAAGTTTCGTCGTTTCAGAAACATTCTATCATATTTAGACTAAATGTTAGGGTTTCATAACATTGTCTTTAGATTTGGAGATTATGACTCACATATCCGTAAAGAACTGCCCAAACAAACCAGAATCACCAGATTTGCGGTTCTCAAGTTTATCAAGGAGAGAATCTGTACTTCTCAAGGAATCGATACGATTAATAAGATCAGCAACTACACTACAAACCATTGGTCTTTCTTGTCGTGCTGCATATGCTAAAGCGTTACGAAGACTTGCTTCTGCTTCTTTCAAACTTTCTTCAACTGATTCAGATAATGCCATTGTTAGTTACCTCTGTTGTTCTTTAATCCAAAATCCATCTGCAGTCATTGTCCATCCATCGGCAACTGCTTCTTCATATGTTCTATATCCCTTTTCCATCAATTGATCATAAGTTGGAAGTCCCCTTTCAACCTTTTTGAGTAAGTAACTTCCATCACCTTGATCTACCCATTCCACACCATCACCTTGTTTCAAATTTGCTCCTTCCAGAAGATCATCGGGAAATGTTACAAAGTATTCTGTTTCGTCGGTTTCGTCAACTTTAGTTTCTTCAACAGGAAGAATCCACTTTTTCACTTTATCTTTTTTATTTGCAATCAGGTATTCCATATCACTATGACCCCAAGGACGCATACCATCATCCTTTACTTCTTCTGGATAATAATATTCTTCCCAGAAATCATTCCAAGAACCTTTACATTCTTCTGAAGGATCATCCTTATTACATACCTTCACTTGATTTCCACGAGGATCTGTAACGTAGTCATCGTATGCTTGAATATGACCGATACCATTACCATTCAACAAGCATAGAAGTTCATAGCATCGTTCTGTATGATTTTTATAGATGTGATAGTTTTCGTCAACTACTTTTTTGATCGTATCATAGATTTCCTGCGGAGATGCTTCAGCACAGGAAACAGCATCGTGAATCCACTCTTCAAGTTTTTCGAGTGAATACTTTTTATAATCAAAGTCGTTCATCGTCCCTTCAGATCCTCTTGGATTGCTTGCTGTATTATAATCTGGATTTCCTTTGAAGTCAACCCATTCAACCAGGACCAGTTAGGGTCGTTCTTATCCCATTCAGCAGTATAAGATCCATCTTTATTTTGGATGATACGCAAACTATCAATCCCTTGGTTTTGGTTTGTTGCACTCATTACAATAATAACTAAATCCTTCTCTAAATGATTTTACCACTTGATAATGATCTTTGTCTAGTGGTTTTTCTTCTTTACATTTACTACAAGTTCTTTTTGTACTTTTTTCTGGCACGTTTGAGGAGTTTGAGTTCGTCTTTAATATTCTTGTAAGCCAATTCAGCATCTATCCTACCTCCCATTTCCATAGCACATATAATATCAACACGAGTTCCAAAGAAAGCAAGTGCTTTTTCAAAGGTGTCCAGATCTTCATACATCTTTATCTTTTATGAATTTTTCTGCGGTAATTATATCTATACGAGTATCTACAGCATCAATATTGTTCATAACTTCATAGAGAACATTAGTCGTTTCTATATTCTCTTCTTCCAGTCTTTTTACATCTTGCAACAGACATTGATATTTTTCTTCCAATTCAAGAAGTTTTCCGTAAACATCAATATGCTCTACAATTGGTTTTTTAGTATCTGAAAAAAACCATTTGATAAATCTAATCATTTAATTACTCCAATCTCTTTCAAATAAGCATTATAACGCATAAAACGTTGAACTGATGGTGTTATACCTAAACTCTCACAACATCTACAGTATGAAAGAAACTCCCACCAGGGGGCAGTAGGATCTGTATCACTCATCACTCAAATCATCATCAAATGTTTCATCTCTATAATCCACCTTCCAGGTTCTACTCAAGACACTCACATCCAGACCAAATCTATGAACCCAAGACAGAAAATTCAGGAGACCATTAGAACCCATAGAAAATTGTAGATAGGGCCATCCAGCATAATCGTTCCAACCCACAGAAAGTTGAAGAAAACTCCAACCCCTAATGTTCAAAATTTGCACGTTCCATTCGTGACCAAAATCTTCACGATAATAGAAATGAATTAGTTTTTTCATTTTAGATTTTCGATTTCGTTTGCAAGATCAGTCATATCCTTTTGGTCCAACACAATCAAATCATTTTGTGCTGTATAATTTCTAACTTGTCCCGATGCTAAACGCAGAATAAATGCAACAAGTTTCTCTTCAGTATCTGCTCCCATCTGTCGGGCATCCCAGATACATTTCATAAACTCTTGTGCTCGGTCAGTCATTTTCCTTGAATATGCATAACATAATCTTTTTTGGTAAACTTGCACCGTGCAATGTACTTCTGGGCATTGTATTCTGAATCAAAGTAACAGGTCTTGGTATCCTTTAGATCCTTACCATCCTTGTGAACAATGATCACGGGAAATCCCTCATACTTGAATTCGGGAACTACATCAATTCTTTTTTTAGGCATTTTGTTTATTGGTTTAGATGTTTAGTTTTTTCACTATCAAAGCTCCACCATTTTGCATCTTTCATTTGAAGACACATCAGAACAGTTTCGTGTTCTTTTTGTTCTCTTGGAGTTCTCGCGTACATACTTCTTCTTCGATATGCACACGACCACACATTATAAAAGATTTGTTTCTTTTCTGTGCTTTCCATATTCTATCACATTTTTTCTGTAAAAGTCCAGTTTTCTCCATCCTTTATTACGTTCTGATACCATTCTCCATGATTTTTTCTTTGAGCATAATAAGTTCCATCTTCACGTTGATAAATGAAATCACAGACGTGAGGACTGTAAAGAATAACTTCAATTAGATTGTCTGTCTTTTCTAACATGGTTATATTCAATTACAATCTTTTGAGAACTATTGAACTTGTCGGTACAAGTCCAATAAGATAGTTTGCCGCCAAGTTCTTCTGCGACCATTTCAAGTAATGCTTTCTGTTCTTCAGTCATTTTTGATTATGAATGTGTGTGGGAACGTGATTTGGTAGTACAAAACTCAAATAGAAATCGTAAATACCTCTAGCAAAATTTAGTGTACTGATAAGTCCAAATCCAATTACGATTTTTGTAAGCAATCCAATCTTACCATCAATTTCCCTATCCTTATTAATTCTTTGTAGAATACTTTTTTGATGTAAAACTGGTAATTGACTATTGAGTTTCTTTTGATATGCCCAGACACTACTACCAAAATCATACTCAACCATATTTGTATGTGAATCTCTTCCAGTTACGGGAACACACACATATGGCACTTTGGTATCCACATTTTTTAGACTGGCATCAATAAGAAGAGGAACTGGAGTTCTGGTAATACAAACAACGTGATTATCCATTTTTCCAGAATAATCAATGACACCAGCACTCATTCCATCATAACCAATAAGAGCCATTGAAGGCGGGTCTTTAATTGTGATCATCAGACTACATTCCACCAATTCACAATCAACACCCTTTTGAATGAGAATTTTTTGAATCATATCCGACATACTCAGACAATGACCATTTCCCCTTTCTAAAAGTCCCGAAGCGTCAAGTTTTTCAATAACATCAATTACTGTTTTGTAGTAATCTAGTTTTTGCAAGTCAACTAAATCTGTTTGTTTCATTTTAGATGTTTATACCATTCAGCAAAGTTAGGATGTGCTTTCCAAAAGAATCCACCAATCACCAGCAAGTCTAGCACAACAATCACAAAAAAAGCAATCAGGAGTTTGATTTCATCCTTCATCTTCTTTGAGTTTATCTAATTGTTTTTGTATTGCGTCCAGAAAATCACTTTCAGTCCAAGTATTCATCATACTTTCAACTGGGTCATTTTCGTCCCAACTGATTGTGAAACTTCCGTCTTGTTCCTCTTTGACTTCAATCATTTTTTACAATCCAAGAAATAATGATGTCGTGCCTCTGTAGATACAGTATATTGTACCACATCACAACCCTTATAAGTATCCACCACCTCAAAGTTAGATTTCGGTGGTGCTGCGTCTGCTGGTTGTGCTCTAAAACTTTCAATTATCGCAGGAGCAAGAAAGTACAGAGCACACAGACAGAAACCTGTGAATAAACCAAGTGTATAATTAGGAAATTTCATAGTCATCATCCCAAGGTGCTTTACGATTTAGAAGTTTTTTCAAACTCTCTATTTGTTTTGGGTCTGGGTTGTTGATTCTTTCAACAAGAGCATCATAATCCTCTTGAGAAACATAAATCTTCTCTGGTTTAGCACCAAAGTAAGTCATCCACTTATCATCCTCCACCATTTGAGAGTATCCTTCGTTGATAGAGTTCCAGAAGTCCTGATACAAAAATCTATCATCCAAACGATAATCTTCGTGGTTCATAAGACGATACCAACACCAAAATGGAGTGTATCGTAGATAAGGATTAGAGAGTATCCACTTATTTAAGAACACTGGAAAGTCCATCAAGTCATTTCTCTTTTATCACACAAGAACTCACGGAACATTTCAAGTCACCAGAAGTTCCA